ATGGCGGATAAGGAAAAAGTTGACGAAAAGAAACCATTTGATGTAGGCGACGAAGTTACGGTGAAGAAAACTGATCTTCTACCAACTGGTTTTGCAGGAACCGTTGGAAAAGTCTATGAAAACTCAATTTTAATCGAAATTGACCCAGCCAGCGTTGCTAATTCACGTTCAGAGGAATTGCACGATTTACATGGTCGGGTTGTAGTACGGATGAGTGAAGCAACTAAAAAAGCTTAAGCCTCCTCTAGGAACTCCAAATCGGGTAAAAAGAGCCGGTTTGGAGTTTTTTATTATATTTATTGTTCTTGATCTTTTTCTTTGTGGTAAAATACAGTATGCCCGTTTTTGTTTATTATCTTGTGATACATAGGGGGGAGTAGCTAGTATTTTAAAAAAGATTAAGTTTGAGCCTATTACAAGCCATACGACAGTTTTTTTGCTAATATAAGTGTAAACAAGATTTACCATTTAGATAACAAGATATTTTGCGAATTTGAATGCAGAGAAAAGAGGAATGAGTATGTCAAAAAATTTAAAAATTGACCTTAACACAGATGAATTAATCGGAAGTCGTGAAGCAAGCCTAATGTGGGGCAAGCAAAAGGATTACGTACGAACAATCTACAACAAGTATCCAGAACGCTTCCCAACGGGCACAATTCGGAAATTTGGTAAGCAATTAATCGTTACACGCGAAGGCATGGAAAGTGTAACGGGGATTAAGTACGAAGACTTGGATAAGAAAAACATTGAAAAGGCAAAGCTTCCTAGATAATTTTTTGAAATACTAGGTTACACCAGCTTGAAAAATTTTCAAATTCGAGCATTGTTCTGAACGAGGTTTCAGAAATCACGAACCGTCCATATTTGTTAGACAAAAATCTAATAATTACTGGGGACGGTTTTTTTAGTTGTCTAGGGACTGAATAAGGAATGCCTTTTAGGAATGGCGCTACTAATCTGACAGGACAACTTTACAGAATTTAAAATTCATGCAATACTAAATTGTTAGGTCTCCGTGGCTCAACTGGATAGAGCAATCGCCTCCTAAGCGATAGGTTGCGAGTTCGATTCTCGCCGGGGACATTTACTTATGGCTTGAAACGCTGATAACAAAGGGATTTTGGAGAAAAGTGCCAACCAAGTGCCAACCAAACGTTTAAAAATTAAAGCATCTTTCCTTAAATGGTAGATGCTTTTTTTGGTTTATTCGTAAATAATTTGTCCAGTCCTTTGATAATAATTTGATCATTTTTATCTTTATATTCGTCAATTAAATAAGCATAAATTCTCGTTGTAGTTGTGGTATCCGAGTGGCCCAATCTTTGAGCAATTGGATAAATATCAATACCTTGCGATAGTAGATAAGCCACGTGAGAGTGCCTCAGAGAATGGAAATGGAACCCAGGTCTTTTTATATTCAATGCTTTTAAATGCGTTCGTAGTGCTTTATTTACAGCGTTAGAAGAAGGCACAGTTCCACGGTTGTTTCTGAATACTAGATCAGTTGGCTTTGAATCATCGTGCATTAATCCACCTAAAATATCGCACAAAGTATTGTTAATTTTGATGATGCGATTTGAGCTTTTGTTTTTAGTTGGTTTAAAGGCATCATTCGCATAGTCATACGATTTATTGATATTAATGGTTTTAAAATTAAAATTAATATCTCCCCACGTCAAACCGGCAATTTCAGATAACCGTGCACCAGTCAATATTGCCGTAATAATCATGTAATTTGAAGTGTATAGTGGGTTTAACTTGGATGCTAAGTAAGTCATAAGTTGCTTGATTTCTGTGATGTTGAGGTATTCAACGTTCATAGCTTTATCTCTGTTAGCAATTAGCTCTATGTTGTAAGTGAAATCCTTACTGATTTCTTCGTCGTAGAGCGCGTTTTTTACACAGGGTTTAATGCTGTTATTTATCTTACGCATAGTATTTGGTGAATGATTTTGCCCGTACTTTACAATAAATTTCTGGTATTTAGCGCGAGTCACGTCTTTTAATAACATAGAGCCAAAATATTCGTGGATAACATTATAAACGTAGTCATATCTTTTTAAAGTGATTTCACTTATTTTGGGCTTTTTGTAGAACGTGTACCAATTTTTGAAATATTCGGCAAAAGTTTCTTCTCTTTCAGACTGCAAACGATTATCTTCGTTTTCGTAAGCGAGCCTTAGCTTAGATTCGTATAATGTGGCTTCAGTTTTAGTATTAAAACCACGTTTAGCTTTATAATGCCTTTTCCCGAGATTGTCATACCAACTTATACTAGCTTCCCATTTTCCGTTTTTTCTTTTATTTACTGACATTATCGAACCTCCGTTCTCTTTTATGGAGGCAGCCCAACATGCTAAAATAGACAGTGAAGGGGTACTGCCCCTATGTAGTAGTTCAGTTGATAGCCACATCCATCTTCTTGGCGGGAGTAGGGATGTGGTTTTTGTGATTAGTAGAATCTATTAAATGTATAGAGAGGAATAAAAATGGATAAATTAATTTATTTAATGCCGGGGTTCATTTCGTATATAGCATTAAGACCATTTGGATTGTTTAATTTTCAAAATGATACCGATCGGCAACTAACGTTAATAATTTTATCGTTAATTAATTCGGGACTTTCAGCAATACTGGGCAGTTACTTTTCAAATAAAATTATTGCAATGTTTATAAGCGCAATAATTATTACTGCTATCTATTTCTTGATATTTAATATATACAACAAATGTTCACAAAAACTTGCTGACATATTTAATGTGAATATTTACGATAATATGGGTACAATGGAACATTCGTTATCCCAAAATTTCAAAAATAAACAACAACTATTAATTTCCTTTGATTTCGATAATAAGTACATTGTTTCTGGTCAAGTGAAGAATGTTGATGATCAAGGAAATCAACAAGTAGAACTGTATGGAAAAAATGAACGTATATATACCATAGAAGAAGCCCGCTCACTATACGAAGAAAATGATTTAAATTCTATTATTGTAGATTACAAAAATAGAATTAAATCTTATGTGATTATTTTTTAGTTTTGGGTTTAGGAGTTGGAGCCGGCTTTACAGAAGTTGTTGTTTTAGGCTTAGCAATGCTTCTATTTTCATAATTTGGTGTGTCTTGTGTACGCAATACTCTAGTTTCTTTGTTACTCATAATCATTACCTCCATAACATTCTATTAAGGAATGTTTTTTGTTTTCTACACACATACTTTATTTGTATTTTTCCATTAAAGATTGGAAATATGACGACTTACATATTAATTTCCAGCATTTTGCATACCGTTAAGGTAAGCGTTCATCGTATCTTGGCCTTTTTGGTACATGCTATCTTCAAGGTCTTGTTGTGCTTCGCCCGGTTTTCCATATTTATCATCATCATTGTTAGATTGATTCATCCGGGAAACTTGCTTTTCTAATTCTGCTTCTTCCTTTGGGGTATCAGTCTGACTGTTTGGATCATTATATTGAGAATACTTACCAGCACCAACACTCACCATATCGCTATCCTTGGGTTCAGATGTGCTATTGCTACTAGTTGAAGTAGACTGTGTCGAAGAAGTTTCGGGACTTTCAGAATTTGCAGAAGAACTAGTGTTGGCAAGCGCTTCTTTAATTTTGAAAGTCTTAGTCCCCAACTCTTTACCGCCAACACCTTGTGTAGCCTTAAGCGTTACTGGTGTTTTATTATCGTCGAGTTCGTAGGCTACAGCGTTTTCAACGGTGCCATTCTTTTTAATATTTTCTTGTTGGGTATCAAGGAATTTTTGATCGGGGAGGGAGCCAACATTTAATTTATTTTCACGATTTTTATTGTTGTCTTGGTAGGCTTCAAAAGTTGCCATCCAAGCGGTATTAGGATCGATCTCTTTGTTAGTTAAATTAGTAGCTTCGTACCAGATTGCGAGCACCGGCTTTTTACCATATTCGTTTCCCTCTTCACCGACTGGAATAACCTTAGACTTTGTTATCTTTATTTTTAAATCATGTATTTTTAGTTCATCATTTTTAAAGTAGTATTTTTCCATCTTAGGTTTAGCAACAGTTACGGTTTTGTTACTAGAGCTATCTTTTTTTGTATTACTGTTACCGCAAGCACCTAAAACAAGTGATGATATGAATACTACTCCCAATGTTAGTGATTTCTTCATTCTGATTTCCTCCAAAAAAATTAGTGGTTCGTTATCTAGTAAGTTTTTAACGCTATTTAAGAATTAATTTATTTCCCCAAATAAATAGTGGCAGAAGTTACATTCCCGGAAGAGTTGGTAGATTCATCAATATGGTAATATTGCTTTTCTTTTTTTGAATAATAAGTGTTTCCTGAACGATAAGCCAAATCGTTAGCAGTGTGTTCCTTATAGCTTGCTAACGCTCCTTTATGAGAAATAGCTTTTCCACCGGCACTGAAAGGTATTTTAATTGCAATGATTTTTCCATTGTCATTAGTGGTAAAACGGGCACCAGAATCATCTTCCCAGAAGCCGTAATCGCCCTTATCTAGATACTTCTTTTCAATTTTTGTGCCGACTTTATTTGCATTAACGGAATCATCACGGCAGGCAGACAATGTTAATAACGCTAGTAATGTAGTAGATATAACAACTATTTTTTTCATTCAGTATCTCCAAATATGTGAAGTTTAAAAAATATTATTTTAGTCCGTTGATTTCTAAACGATTTTTATAGGCAATATTTCCTAAAAATTTGTATAGCGGGCTAAAGTCAAAAGATTTTGGAAATTCAAATTTGACTTGGCGTTGTTCTTCATTGAATGACGTACGATGGACATTAGCTAAATATGTAATTACAATTTCAGAATCATCAATACCGAAGCCTGCTGTTTCTGCTTCCACATCAATGATGCTCATAAAGTAAATTGATTTAAATGCTGCTTTTTTCCCAGTTACATTTTGTCTATCCATAAAGATGATCCTAATGTTAGTAAAAGCAATCATATCACGTACAAGCTTATAGCCACTTTTTATTTCTTCACTATCGAGTAAGTAGGTGCCGAATTGATTGTTTAATTCCTCATCAGTTACTTGGCTCATATTTCCCATCAACCCGTTTAATAGTTCCATTTTATATCTCCTCCAATATGTACAAAGTTTATAGACATTAGATTTTTGGTCTTGTTCTAAATTGTACAATTATTTACGTTATAAGGCTCGCTGATATATTCTTTAAAACCCGACTTAACAGCTTCTTTTGCACGCATCGGGATGCTAAAGCTATCCATAAAATCGATAACATTATCCCATTGAAATCCATGTAAATCACAGTATTCTAGTAGGATCCTTGTAGCACGTTTATTGGCGTTAAATTCTTCTTTCGAGTAGAAAGCAGGTGCCGCGAAATTATTAGAACCCGAATCACCATTAAGTACATGGCTAATTTCATGCGCGAATTGAAAGGGAATCTCTTGTTTATTGGGCCAATTGTTATTCATAAACACCATCCGCAACGCAGTAATAGACCTTGGGGATCTATCAGGATCGTGTTTCGAACTGAATTCATATCCGATTTTGTTTTCAAATGCGTAATCGCATAAGTATTTCATTAAATCTTCCGTAAAATCATCCATAACAAAACCTACTTTTTCTTATTATCTAAGTATGCCTTAATAATTCCACGCATCACTTCGCGCTCTTCATCAGTAATTGGTTGACCTTGGTAACTACGCATGGAGTTAAGCGCTTCTTCAACTTCCAAATCGCGTGTTTCTTTTTTGGGGGTTTCGATATCTGTTTTACCGAGTAAGTAGTCAACTGATACATCTAAAACTTTAGCAACAGCTTGTAAATTGTTAAAACTAGGTTCTTTGGTTTTCCAAGAGTATATAGTATTTGTACCCAAATGAGCTTTTTCGTTAACTTGAGTGAGACTATATCCCCTCTTTTTTGAAATTTTTTTGATACGCTCTAATACTGTCATAATAAGACTTCTCCTAATTTTTGACGAATCAAATTAGACTAAGTATCAAAAATAGGTTGACTATTTTTAGACTAAGACTTATTATTAATTCATCAAGTAATTAAGCAATAAAAAACAAGCCTATCTACAAACAATAACTTTGGCGAGGAATTGTAAAGAAGGTTATGTATTGCTTATTTAGTATGCCTTTATATTAGACTAAGTCTAATTGTAAGTCAATAACTTGATGAATAAAAAACAAAAAGGAGGGGTAAAAAATGACGGAAGAAGCAACTTTAGAAAATCAAGCTTTAGAACTCCAGCTAAAAATTGAAGTTGCTCGTAAGCGTAAGGGGATGACGCAGGAACAGTTAACTGCTGCCATTGGTGAGAAGTGGCCATCAGTGGTAAGCCGAGCTATCCGAGGTGACCAATCACCAAAGTCTAAACGTGTACGAGAAAAGATTTATAAAGTGCTAGGGCTTTAAGGAGGAAATAAAAATGAACGAATTAGTAATTATGAAAGGCCAACAAGCAGTAACAACCAGCTTACAGGTAGCAGAAGTGTTTGGAAAGAATCACAAACACGTTTTAGATGCTATTCAAAACAAAATTGACTCAGCCGAAAATTCGGCTCAGTACGATTCTATGTTTGCTCAGGGCGAATACAAAGATAAGAGCGGTAAACGAAACAAGATGTACTACATGAATCGTGACGGATTTACATTCATTGCTTTTGGGTTCACCGGTAAGAAGGCAGACGAATTCAAACTGAAGTACATTGAAGCTTTTAACAAGATGGAAGAAACCATTAAGGAACATCGGACTGAATTACCAACTGATCCAATGGAAGTGCTTCGCTTAGTTTTCAATGCGACAGAAAACACCAATAAAAAAGTAGACCGAATCGACAGCGACGTTGATTACTTAAAGAATAATCAGCGACTAGATCCAACGGAATATGGGTACATTTCGCGAAGAGTTTCGGAGAAGGTCAACGAATATATCAAGATTCACGGACTGGCATTAACAGCTGCGCAACGTAGCAAGTTGTTCAAAGACATCAACAGAGGACTTAACGAAGTAACTGGAATTAAGACGCGGTCGCAATTACGTCAGAAAGACTTTGAGAAAGCCAATGAATTCATCAATAACTGGCAACCATCTACCGCAACAATCCAGATCATTAAAGAGATGAGCAAGGTTCCAGCTGGTCAAACAACGTTAGGAGAGTAGTCATGAAAGAATCTGAAAATGTAAAAGAAGCATTAGCATAAGCGATTGAAATTGCAGAAGGTGAAGAACTAAAAATCAAGATTGGTAAAAACAAATATCGAACAGCAACCGCTGAAGATGTACAAGACCTTATCAAAGAACGTCTTTACGAAATCGCCGACTTCCTAGGTATGGAAGATCTTTATTAAAGAAGGAGGCTTAACCAATGCCTTTAGACACGATGTTTCAGTCTATTTCCAACGAGCTAGTTAATGAAGTTTTGGAAAAATTAAGAAATGAATCAATCGAAAAGATTGAAGACGGAATAAACCCGATGATCAGCAAACATGGGCTAGCTAAAGAGCTTCGCAAAAGTGATAAATGGGTAAAAGACTATATCATCGAAAATCCAAGATACTCTACCGAAATCCAATCCATGATTGATGCAGGTCTAATCCAGATGAAGGGCTATGGAGAAAAGACGCGGGTAATGATTAATCGAAAAGCCATTAAAGATTTTTTGAACAAACATTCGGCAGAATTGCCATGGTTGGAGGGTAAATAATGAGAATTTTAATAGCAATGATCGTAATCGCAGGGATGTTTTACTTGTTTGGACGTTATGGTATTAACTCTTTTTTCGAATAAAAAAGCCCGCTACTGGCATAGCGGACCGAGAAAAATATTTTTACACAAGGAAGTATAACACAAATGAATAATCAACAGTTCGAACAAATAGAACGAGTTTTTGAAAAAGAACGAGAAAACAAAGAAACAGAAGCTTTATTTGAAGGGAGCAAACATGATGAAAATTGATGAATTAGAAGCTAAACGTAGTGAGCTCGATCGTAAATTGCGCAAACTTAAACATGATAAAGAAGGCATCAACATTAAGATTGACGAACTTCGCGACCAGATTAGTGAGGTAGAACAAGAGGAGCTCAAACTATTTCAAGGGCGTGAATTGCAGACCGCTACTTGGCGCTATGTTCGAACCGAAAGCAATCCTAGCAAGCCAACGTGGTGGAGGGTTACTAAAGCGGACGACATTAAGCCTAATAAAATGGTTGAAATTTTGTCTGGAGTAGATGATTCACTCATCAAGAGAGAGCCAAACCTGACGGCTGTTAAGCGCTTGGTTGCCGATGGGCGTTTTGTGCCAACTAAAACGGGGCAACTCGTCGACACAGAAACCGGAGTTTTACTGCCTTATTTGGCTGAACAAAAGCCCGACAGATTAACAGTAAAGGCGGTGGATTAAATGGCAACGACTAAAGCAGAACCAAAAGAAGAGGTTAAACCTAAGACACCGACAAAGAAAGCAAAACCTAAAACGCTGTACCAAAAACTACAGACAATCCATGCTAGTGCGAAGTACGTTCAGAAATCGCAACGATCAACACAGTACACCTATGCCGGTTCATCGGACGTCTTAGGACAGATCCACGAATTAATGGACCAAGAAGGCGTGCTACTGATACCTCGAATCACGGGCAAGAATGTAATGACTAGCTCAAACAAGAAAGGTGCAGTGGTTTACTTTACCGAGCTAATTATGACCATGACGTGGGTCAACAGCGACAACCCCGAAGAAACAATCGAATGCCCGTGGTACGCACAGGGTGTTGATACCGCCGGTGAAAAGGGCGTTGGCAAGGCACTAACTTACGGTGAAAAGTACTTCTTACTCAAGTTTTTCAATATCGCAACCGACGACATGGATCCGGATTCTTTTCAAAAAAATGTTGAGAGCAAAAAACAACCTGACCCAGTTTCTAACGAGCAAAACGAAACACTAACAGCACTATTTAAGGCAATGGCGGCCGCCACTGGTAAGCCAGAGACCGTAGTTAAATCGGCTTACCTGAGTAAGGCGCACGTTGCCCATATCAACGACTTAAATTACGAGACAGCTAACCAGATGATTGTGCTCGTAACTAAGCAACTGGACCACGTCAGCAAAACACAGGAGGGGCACCATGAATGAAAACTATGAACTAGGTTATGAAAACGGACAGATTGCAATGCTAGATGCGTTAAATCAGAAATTAACTAATATTAGCGAACCGTTATACAGACGGCTTTTAAAAGATGGGAAGCTAGATTCAGCAGGCAACGCACAATTAGATGTGCTTAATAGCATTCGTGATTGGCAAATAGAAAGGATCGAGGAACTCCATGATTAATCGAACAGTACTAATAGGACGCCTAACTAAAGATGTTGAGTTTCGCCACACGGCTAAAGGCGATGCGGTAGCTAGTTTTACCGTGGCAGTTAACCGACAGTTTACCAACTCACAGGGTGAACGCGAAGTGGATTTCATCAACTGTGTAATGTGGCGTAAGGCAGCAGAAAACTTTGCCAAGTACACACAAAAAGGTTCGTTGGTAGGCATTGAGGGTCGAATTCAAACTCGTTCCTACGAGAATCAACAAGGACAACGAGTGTACGTTACCGAAGTTGTTGCGGAAAACTTCTCGTTGCTGGATTCGAAACCGAAAGGCAACCAGAAAAATAGCACACGGAATGCATCAACGCCGGGAGATCCATTCGCTAATGGCGGACAGTCAATTGATATTGGTGACGACGATTTACCGTTCTAGGGATGATTAGATGCAGAGAGCGAGAGCGGAACAACGAGGCAAAGACTTGGTTATTCATCTAGAACAACCGCTAAATCAAGATCATATCCAGACCGTTAGTGGGTCACAGAGTGAGTTTTATATTGATTTCGAGGTTGCAGACCCGCGGAAAGCACGAGTACAACAGCGACGATTATTTTTCGCCCTGCTGCATGACATTGAAACGTACTTCGTAGTACCCGCGGAATTTCTGAAATCAATGTTCTATACACAATACGAATATTACACCGCGGGTAAAAAAATCAGCTTATCAGACCACACAGAATCAACGGTCAGCGATGCTAACCAGTTGCTAGACCTGGTCATCGATTTCATGTTCGAATGGCGAGTACCGTTTAAAAAAGGCTACGAATTGCTACCACGAGAGGAGCAGTACTTCATTTATCAATGCTGTAGACATCGGGTCTGTCTTATTTGCGGAAAGTATGCAGATATCCATCATGTGGACGTGGTCGGGCGAACGAACCGAAGTAAGATTGACCATTCAAAACGGCATGTACTACCGCTTTGCAGAGTGCATCATGGCGAAATTGAAAGTATTACATCAGCTAAGTTTGCCGCTAAGTATCACGTGCCAGTAAACGGTATCAAATTGAGTGTCGAAGATTTAAAACGATTAAAAATCAGGGGGAATTACGATGAAGCTTAGTGAAAAACCACTAAATACAGAAATAGATCAACATATGCAAAATATTTACAAATTAAAGGGGCAGAACCTTTTAATACTGGAGCAATCCTTAAAACTTGCAAATGAAATAGTTGAAGAAATGCAGAAAAAAGGAGCTTCTTATCTTGAAATACAAGAAGCCCTGATATTAGTTGACAATTGGCTTTATTCAAAAGCAATCAATCAGAAGTTATAAGGAATTGGGAATTAAAGGAAACTATGGGGGTGATTGATTGGCACAACGAAGGATGTTCAGTAAGAAAATAACCGACACAGACACGTTCTTAGACATGCCGCTATCATCACAGGCATTGTACTTTCACCTTAATATGCACGCCGATGATGATGGCTTCGTTTCGAACGCCAAAACAATTAAAAGAATGATTGGTTCAAGCGATGATGATTTGAAATTGTTGTTAGCTAAGCAATTTATATTTGCATTTGAATCCGGGGTCGTAGTTATCAAGGATTGGAAAATCCACAACTATATCCGCAAGGATACCTACAACACCACGATTTACGGCGATGAAAAGGAACAATTAGAGCAGGATGAAAATGGTGCGTATACGTTACGTCCACGGGCCGTCGACGACCCGTCACCACAGGTTAGGTTAGGTAAGGATAGGTTAGGTAAGGATATAAATAATAGTTCATCTGACGATGAACAACCATCCCTTGAACAAGAATTTGAAGCAGTCTGGAAAGACTACCCGAATAAAACAGGTAAGAAACAAGCTTTCAGTCATTACAAGGCTTGGAGACGAAAGAGCGTCAACAATACTAACGAGTATCTATTGGAACGGTTGGCACTCTATAAACAAGACCTAGCTATTAATACGTGGAAACGACCGATGAATGGATCTACTTGGTTTAATGGACGTTTTGATGATGAATATCAAACGCAACAACAATCTAATGCACAAAGAGGGTCTTCGTATGGCGGGGTTGAATTTTGAACTTTTAAAGCATGTTAAAAAGACAAACGAATACTGCCGAATTCATCCGGACCAAAAGTTATTGATGTTGGCTAACCATGAGCCTTTCTGTCCTAGATGCGTTGAGGAGAAACGTAGGCATAAAAATAACGAGTTAGTCACGATAGGTGCATTGCGCAATTACAAGCGTGGCTTCCATGATGTGCTACGAAAAGATTCAATCATTGATGATGAGGACTTGTGGCAGGCGAGCTTTGATAACTATGAGGTTGATGCTGGTAGTGAGGCGGAAGTGAACCTGAAAAAGGCTAAGCGAATCGCATACAGGTACATGGATCGTAGCTACCAAGCTAATACAATCATTACGGGTAAGCCGGGGGTTGGTAAGTCACACTTAGCAATTTCGATGCTAAAAGGGGTTAATGAAAACATCAAGCCTAATGCTTCCTGCCTGTTTATATCAATTAACGAAATGATGCGAAAGATTAAGGATTCGTTCGAGCATCGGGATAGCTACTACACTGAATCTCGCATGGTGGACTTGCTCGGTAAGGTTAGCTTGCTTGTATTGGACGATTTGGGCAGTGAGGCCTCGTTTAAGCGCGAATCAAGAGAAGCGAGTGAATATGTACAGCAAGTGCTTTTCGGCGTCTTAAACAAGCGGAGCAGGACAATTATCACTACTAATTTGAGTAGTAAGGAATTATCGGAAATATATAACCCGAAATTATTAAGTCGGATGTACAAAGGTGTCGTTAAGAACGACGCGATTATCAAATTTGAAAAAACGGAAGATAAAAGGATGGCGATTTTCTAATGTGTCAACTATGTGAGGGTACACAAGTTATTTATCAAGTCGATGGCGCAATTATGCAGGTGATGCCCTGCCCGAATTGCAATGTAGAATACCGAAAGGAAAAGGAGCGTGAAGCCAATGTGGCAATTGGTCGGGGTTAATAGCAAGGAAGTATACGGCAAAAGCAAGCATAAGTCGGACTTGCACAAATGGATGATTAAAACCTATACAAAATATGACGGCGACCGCAAGGACAGCATCTATATGGATATGCCTGAACCGATGCGCTATGTACGAGTTGGTACGGCTGTTAAGCAATCTGATATTGAACAAGAATTGTTAGACCGTGGTGACTACGAAGGCTTCCGTAAAGCTCGTGGATTGAGCATCTCAAAAATTAAAAAGCGTAAGTATATTGGCGAGATTAGCATGACGAAGCACAAGATGAAGGTTGCCCGGCAGAGCCTACTTCCAGAAATGCTTGATAGAAATCTTAGTTATGCTGACATTGCATGGAAGCTAGGTGTAGAGGTTCAGACGATTTATTCAGACCTAAGGGAACTCGGGATCGAAATTAAAAAAGGCAATAACAAAAGAACACCTAAGAAGTGGACTAAAAAGGAAGATGCGTTTCTGATTGCCGAAAGAAACAAGGGTGCAAAATTTGATGAGATTGCCGAAAAATTAGGCATGACAGGATATAACGTTGCTAGTCACTGGTACAAGGTATGCAAGAAGAAGGTGTCCGCAAGTGATCAAGTTAGTGATTGACGGTGAGCCAGTAGCCGCTAGTAGACCGAGAGTAACGCGTAAAGGCTGGGCTTACATTGCTCCAAAATACAAGGCATATAAGGATACCGCACATTTGACCGTAAGAAAGCAATACAAAGGCGAACCACTTATGGGCGCGTTGAAAGTTAAGACCACGTTTTATCGTTCGGTGCAGAAAAGTGTGTCAAAGGCTGAACGCAATAGAAGGCTATCTAACGAGCATAGACCCATCTTTAAGCCTGATATAGATAACTTGTTTAAAGCAGTCACAGACGCGTGCACAGGCGTTGTATGGCACGATGATAACCAAATAGTGAGTGTTCAGATGGAAAAGATGTATGCCGAAGAGCCTAGAGTTGAAATGGAGGTTGAAGAGTTATGACGGCAGAGGAAATTGTTAGAGAAATCTACGGCAATAATTACACGATTGACGATTTAAAACGCATTGAAAAAGCAGTAATTGACGAACAGGAACATTGGCGGAAAAAGAAGTTTAAAAAGGGAGATGGAAAGTAATGTATGTAATCAAAAACACAGCAACTAATAACTACTATCGCAGGTTAGGAGGTCAAGCCCACCAGTACGTAGGTATTGAAGATGCCACAGTATTTAGAAAGTGGAAACAAGCCAAACAGAAAGCTGACATCTTGCATGCGGCTATTAGTCCGATTGGCGAACAGGTTAACTTCGAAGTTGAACAACACAAATTCTATGTGCTGAAAAACAAGCATGACAAAGGCTACATGAATCAAACTTCGTGGAATGCTTCAAAGGAAGAAGCCAAGCTATTTGCTGAAAAAGAAGCAGCATTAAAAGAAGCTGAAGAGATTGCGATCGGCATGGCGAAGGTAGGCATTGATGTGGAATTTGAACCGGAGGAAGTCTAATGATTGTAATTATCAACGAGGATTATCAAGTTAAAATGGAGGTAGAAGATGAAAGTTAAATACATTTGGAATGAATCTTGTACAAGCGACGACTTTGAAAGAGAAATAAACGAATTTATAAAAGGTAAAAATATTGTTGATATTAAGTTCCAGCCAACACGTGGTGGTGCTGGTGTCCCAATGCTATTTGCACTGGTGATGTATGAGGATGAAACGGTAAAAAGGGAAAAAGTACAGTTATCAAAACATGTAGCAGACTGGTTAGATTACTGTAAATCATCATCTCGTTCCTTGCAATATGCTATTGATCACGCAACAGCATATAAGGAAAACAATCCGGTAGCTGCGGCTTATTTAGCAAGGGGAGACGAACATTTATTAACGTTTGTACGTGCTTGGTTTGAAGGTTTTACGATTGAAAATAATAAAGAGAATGGTGTTTGTGACCAAAAGCCAGCAGAAAACCTGTAGAAAAACGGAGGATTAATGGGGATTCATTACCCAGTAGTGGAGGCTTAGGTATGTTAAAAGAATATAGAAAAACAGCTACTATTAAGGCTGAGCAGTTCGACGGTAGCCCAGAAATGGTGTTTAAATATGATATTTTTCCAGATTATTCTGGTAATAATGTTCGATACTTTATCGAAACCAAAGAAGGTCAACTAGAAATCAAAGAAGGTAATTGGATTGCTACAGGTGTTGAGGGTGAGCATTGGGCAATCGCTGACGATATTTTCAAAAAAACGTACGAAGAGGTGGAATAAGTCGGTGTTAAAAGAGGTAATTAAGATATTTGTCTTAGTTGATTTAGCAGTAATCAATTTTGTGATAGCACCGGTGGTAGTTATTATGTATTGTGGAGAGCCTTGGTTTTCATTGTTTATGGCACTGTGGTGGTTCCCAACTATAATAATAGTGGCTAAATTAATTGCAGAACAATGGTAAGGGAAAGTAAGTGAGAAAGCAAAAATGAAAAATGCATATGTAGTTAAACTGGGGAATCTATATGTATATGAGGTCATTAATCCGTATTACAGAATGACAAGCATTGCAAGAGAAGCTTGCTACCTATATTACAACGAGGCAAAAGAAACGGCAGAATCAATTGGTGGCAAGGTTTATAGAGTTGTTTTAGAGGAGGTTAAATCATGACGGTATATGTACTTTGTTGGCAGGAATATGATGAAGTGCAAGTTATGGGTGTGTATTCCAGTCGAAAGAAAGCAGAAGCCGCAATTTGTGACGACGAAATCGATGATAGAGGATATGAATGGTTTGGTTATCACATTGAAGAACATATATTAGATTGTTAGCGGAGGAAAACAAATGTGGTTTGAGATTGTAGTAATAATTTTTTTATTTATCATAACGTGTGTATTGGGTGATGTGTGGAGCGTTTTAAAATCAATACTTGCGCATTTGGCGATACATGACCAGGTTAAGATGACAACGAATGAATTTCAAACGATGATTAATTTAAAGAAAATGTGGAAGAAATTCGACGATGAATGATGGTAAAAAAAGAGCACTATGTAGACGTGCCCTCGATCTAATAATCTCAACAACATTATTATAACAGGAGTGACGGGGCATGACATTATTACCAGAATTAGATGATGAAAATACAATCAAAAACGTTAAACGTTTCTTCGAAAAAGAATTTCCAACCTTGCAAAACATGGCCCATATTTCATTTGTCGACATCAAGTCGCCGGTTATTAGTGGCATGCCGGTAGCTCACGGCATGGATAATGGATCGGAAACTAAAGCAACTCTGCATGTCTATGCTAAGAACGTGTTACACAAAGTAATAATGGCGTGTGGTGGCTTAGATTGTCGGCATCGCAAGATTTTAGAGCTACGCTGTTTTAAAGATTTAACCTGGCTTGAAATATATGAAGTAACAGGCTATGGAAAAACTAGGGCGCAGGAGCTGCTATATGAATCGTTTCTACAATTCGCGTGGGCGTTTGCAGACGTTGACGATTTGCGAGTGTTCAAAAACGAACGCTTAGCGACCGATTAGCGGACACAGGGCGACCGCAAAAGGCTGTATATTGGTAGTATCGAAAGATGTAGGGCAGATGGTTCGACAGATTTCCGTTTCAACAAATTCAATCAGGGAAGGCATGTTACGTTTGTCGCAGGGTTCGATTCCTTGCTGTCTTATTACTGGTGTATTTGACGTAGTTGGTAGCTACGGAAATATAAATACAAAGGAAGTCCAGTGATATATCGTTTTGAGATATATTAAAGGCTGGCATAAGTCCTACTCGGAAACCATCGGGGACAACTACCAGGTGAGATGTGGCGGAATAGGTAGACGCTATCCGAAGCTAAGGTTGAAAGAAGCCAAGAATAGGTAGGAGAGTACAAAATCCAGTATATGTAGGGTGCAAATCCTTACCATCTCATAGTTATAACGCTAAGGTCACATAACTTAATTGTTGTGTGGCTTTTTATTTTGCTTAAAGGAGGTGTGGTGGCATGTAATGAAACTAACAGCTAAACAAAAGAAGTTTGCAGACAATTATATCAAGACTGGCAATGCTACTCAATCGGCAATTGATGCTGGTTATAGCAAGAAGACAGCGCCAACGATTGCAAGTGAAAACCTAATAAAACCTAATATTAAAGCGTACATTGATAAAAAGATGCGAGAGATTGAATCAGACCGCATTATGGACGCACAGGAAGCTTTAGAGTTCCTTACTAATGTAGTTAGAGGGAAAGAACTTGAAACGAAGGTAGTCACCACACAGTACGATGTAAGCACAGTGAAGGTGCCTGCAGATGTTAAAACCAAGATTAGCGCTGCTAAGGAAATCCTTAAACGTTATCCTGATAACGACAAGCTACTTGAACAGCAGATTCGTAAGATCACCGCCGAAGCTGATATAGCCGAAGCACGGGCTAAGGAACTTGAACCAGAATCCGGTGCAGATGATAACGATGGGTTTATTAGAGCTTTGAAGAACAGTGCTAGAAACGTTTGGGGTGATGATAATGAAGCTTAAGACTAACGTGTTCCATTTCACTCCATTTTCGAAAAAGCAATTGCAAGTGTTGACCTGGTGGGTTAATCCTAGCACCAAGGATAATGAAGCCATAATTTGTGATGGCTCGGTTCGTGCGGGTAAGACGGTCATTATGTCGCTATCTTACGTCATGTGGGCGATGCATACGTTTGACGGTCAACAGTTAGGCATGGCGGGCAAAACCATTGGTTCGTTTAGACGTAATGTACTACGCCCATTAAAACAGATGCTCGCAGGCAGAGGATACAAAGTAATTGACCATCGTACTGATAACATGTTTGAAGTTGTCAAGAACGGTAAGGCCAATTACTTTTTTATTTTCGGTGGAAAAGACGAAGCTAGCCAAGACCTGGTACAAGGGTTGACTGCTGCAGGTTTCTTTTTTGACGAAGTGGCATTGATGCCACAATCATTTGTTAACCAAGCAACGGCTCGTGTGTCTGTGTCTGGTGGTAAATATTGGTTTAACATGAACCCGGAAGGCCCCTATCACTGGTTTAAAATGAATTGGATTGATGACCTAAAAGGTAAGCGGGCGTTGCGGATTCATTTCCGAATGGAGGACAACCCCTCGCTTAGCGAAGATGTTATCGACCGTTACAAGCGCAATTATTCAGGCGTGTTTTACCAACGCTACATCTTAGGCTTGTGGGTAATGTCCGAAGGCGTTATCTACGACAACTTTAATCGCGACACAATGGTCGTTGATAAGCCACCAGAACGGTGTACTAAATACTATGTGTCGATTGATTATGGTACCCAAAACCCTACAGTATTCTTGCTGTGGGGTTTTTATGATGGCGTTTGGTATTGTTTAAAAGAATATTACTATGACGGACGGCACAGCTCGCGTCAAAAAACCGATGACCAGTATGCCGATGACTTGGATAATTTTGTTGGTGAGTTAAATGCAAAGGTTATTATTGACCCTTCGGCAGCATCATTTATTGCCGTGTTAAGAAGCAGGCATTACCGTATTATCCGTGCTGATAATGACGTGCTGAATGGGATACGCGAGACGCAATCAGCGATGAACAATGGTCTGATTAAGTTTACGCCGAACTTGAAGAATGTCTTCAAAGAACTTGCTTCATACGTCTGGGACGAGAAAGCGTCGAACCGCGGTGAAGATAAGGTAGTCAAGGAACACGACCACGCCATGGACGCAATGCGGTACTTCGTCTACATGGTAATCAGACGCAAAGAAGTTAAAGTAATCAGAAACAATTACATTTAGGAGGTGATCGCAATTCAAAGCTTAAGTGAAGATGTGTATGTGACAGACAACAATTCATTGGTGTATCCAGCCGACAAAGAGCTAACTGGTGAAGCCGTTGAGAGCTTTATCATTCAGCATATGTACATTGCTAACCATTATAAGGAGCTACGCAAAGAGTACATCGGAGACCACGACATTCTGCATAAGGATACACACCGTGGCAATCGACCGGACAATCGGTTAGTTGGTAATATGGCGCACTATATTGTTGAAACATTCAATGGCTTTTTCATCGGTAATCCCCCAAAGATTACATTGGATGATGAAACTGACAACGCGAAATTGAAGCAATGGAATGACACTAACTCGCTACAAGACAAGCTATCAGAGATTAGCCGTCAGGTAGACATCTATGGTCGTTCGATTGCTTTTTTGTATCAGAATGAGGATAGCGAAACGTGTGTTCAGTATGCCAGCCCGATTTCAGCGTTCATTATCTACGATGACACGGTCGATATGAACCCGCTCGCATTCGTCAACTACTATTACATCAACAATGAACTGCACGGCACAGTTATCACCGACGAAGCTATCTATGACCTAACGGATTCGTTCAAGATGAAAGACGGCAAGGTTAATCCTTACAAGGCAGTACCTGCAGTTGAGTTCTTCCAGAATGAAGAACGGCAGGGCATCATTGACAACGTCGAAACGCTAATCAATGCGCTAGATAATACGTTAAGTCAGAAGGCTAACCAAAACGAATACTTCGACAACACATATATGTACGTGTTCGGGGCGGAGCTACCAGAAGATAAGGACGGTAAGCCGTTGTTTGATTTAGAAGGCAACCAAATTATCTATTCGGGTGATGCGGCTTCTGTTGATGCTAAGATTGGGTTTCTTGACAAGCCAGACGGCGACGCAATGCAAGAGCACCTACTCGACCGGCTAACCAATATGATCTATCAGATTAGTATGGTGGCAAATATGAACGATGAAGCTTTTGCTGGCAACAGTTCGGGAGTAGCGCTGGAGTACAAGCTTTTACCTATGAAGAACTTGGCTATGAACAAGGAACGAAAGTTTACACAATCGTTACGCAAACTCTACAAGCTTATATTTAGCGCTGGCACAGTACTCCAAGAAAGTAAAGCGGATGAGTGGCAGAACCTTAGTTTTCAATTTAACCGCAATCTACCAGTTAACATGGCGGATGCGGCTAATACAGCGAAGTCACTTGAGGGCATTGTAAGTAAGGAAACACAGCTCTCTACATTGCCGTTCGTTGATGATGCTAAGGACGAGATTACACGGATGCAAAAGGAACAGGCGGAGAATATCAAGAATTCGCTGGACGCAACCAGTAATCTAACCGACCAACAGAAAGCTGGTGTAGGTAATGAGCCAGAAACAACTGAACAAGAAGACTAGGCAATACTGGCAGAAGCGCGAGGCAGAGGAACGCAAGTGGATTGAATCCAACATCAAAACTGATAAAGACTTCGATAGGTTTCTCCAGGAGCATTACGACACGTTGCTAGATGGCATTAACAAGGACATCAGCGAGCAGTACACCCGGTATGCTAAGCGGGAAGGCTACACGCTTGCCGAAGCGCGGAAGAAAGTTGCTCAAGAAGATGTTAAGGCATTTTCTAACCAAGCCAAGAAGCTGGTAGCAAAAGCGAGAGATATCTTCAAAAGGAAAGGCAAAGTGGAATATGCCGACTTTTCAGACGAAGTCAACACTCGATTACGCTTGTACAATGCTACAATGCGCATTAATCGTTTAGAGATGCTCAAAGCCCAGATAGGTTTAGAAATGATTGACACTAACATGGATATTTACAGTGCAATGACTGACCGACTTAACGATGAGTATGTAGACGAGTTAAAACGGCAGGCTGGTATCTTATCCGATTCAGCTGGAGCAGTTAAAGCGGCTGAAACGTCTAGCATTGTTATGGCGTCTACAGGCAATGCCACCTTTAGTGAACGGTTGTGGGCGAATAGCGATGTGTTTAAAGCTAGGCTTGACCAATTGCTAACTAAACAGATGGTGCAGGGATTGAATCCGAGGGTGATTGCGCGTGATTTGAAACCTTATCTTAAAGATGAGGTTAACAATGCTAGATATGTAACTGAACGGCTAGCACGGACTGAATCAGCTAGAGTACAGACACAGGCGCAATTGCGAAGTTTCAAAAAGTACCATATTAGAACTTGTAAATGGCACGCAGAACCATCTGCTTGCAAGGTTTGCCTTGAGATTGTATCTCGAAACGACGGTGTATATTCAGTTGATGATGTACCGGACTTGCCCGTGCATCCAAATTGTAGATGCAGCATTTCGGCTTGGCACGACAAAACTAATAGCGATGACTAATTACGGTCACCGCTTTTTTATTGCCTTTTTCCTGTTTGCAGGCTTTAAAGAACAACTGAGTAGCCTCCCAAGGCTTTAAATGCGAGCAAAGGAGAAATTGTTATGGAACTAGAAGAAAAATTACCAATGAACTTACAATTCTTCGCTGAACAATCAGATGATAGTGGCGATGCTACTAATGATAACCTTGACCCTAGTACAGATACCGAAGCTAGCTCGGAAGATGTTCAAGGACAACAAGAGGAAAACGAAGAAGAAAATGGCAAAAACGAGAATATCGATGGCGATAAAACCGTTGATAAGCTCAAGAAGCGTCTAGATTCTAAAACAGCTGAAAACCATGACTTGAAACAGAAGTACGAGGAACAATCTCAACTACTTGATGATTTAAAGTCCGGACGAAAATCAATTAAGGAGCTCGCTTCCGACGATAAAAAGTCAAAGGAAGAAACCGAAAAGGATAATGAGATTGCTAAGTTAAAAGCTGAAATTGCTCGTACTAAAGCTATTAATGAAACTAATGCAGTTTTCAAAGACCAAGGCTTAGTAGTGAGTGATGACGTCCTTAACATGGTAGTAGGCAATGGTACTGATAATGACGCTATTTACGAGAATGTAAAGGCGTTGACAGACTTGATTAACAATATCAAGGAAGACACTAGAAAAGAGTTTATGAAAGGATCGACACCACGAATCAGTGGCAAGAAATCAGCTAAGGTTTCGACAAAAGATTTTGACCAAATGACTTTAGCTGAAAAGGTTCAACTACTTGCAAACGATCCCGACAAGTTTAATAAATTAACAGGAGGAATTAAATAATGGCAGATACAGCCCCAACAAAAATTGCAGATTTAACAAACCCAGAGGTATTAGCACCGATTGTGTCCTATGAATTACAGAAGGCACTTCGCTTTTCACCATTAGCAAATGTAGATACTACTCTACAAGGTCAACCAGGGACAACATTGAAGTTTCCTAAGTTTACCTACATTGGAGATGCACAAGATATTGGTGAAGGCGAAGCTATTCCGCTTGATAAATTAGGGACAGAAACGCAAGAAGCAACCATTAAGAAGGCTGCTAAAGGGACTTCTATTACTGATGAAGCAGTACTTTCAGGATATGGAGACCCACTTGGTGAATCAACTCGTCAATTAGGTTTGTCGCTTGCCAATAAGGTTGATGATGACGTATTGGCAGCTGCTAAGACAGCAACTCAAACAATCACGTTCGATCCAACAGTTGATGGCATTCAAGCCGCGCTTGATATCTTTGATGATGAAGATGACAAGGTAGTAGTAGCAATTATGAGTCCTAAGGATGCAGCTAAGGTTCGTAAAGATGCTATGGCACAAAAGCTTGGTTCAGAAGTGGGCGCCAACCAATTAATCAACGGCACATACCTTGACGTATTAGGTGTTCAAATTGTGCGTTCTAAAAAGTTAAAAGAAGGCGAAGCAGTATTTATCAAGGTAGATCCAACTAAGCCAGCTCTCAAGTTAATCATGAAGCGTGGTGTGCAAGTTGAAACTGACCGAGACATTACTCGTAAGACAACCATCATGACAGCTGATGAACATTACACAGCTTACGTTTACTACGATAAAAACCTTATCTACTCGGCCCCAAAAGCGTAAACCCACCTGCTAGCGGGATTACCACTAGTCAAAAAACGTTGTCCGAGAAGGTGGGGGACGCTAAAGAAATTACCATCACTAGTGATCCAGTAGACGCAAATGATGCTGACGCCGTAGTTAAAGCAACAACTGCTACATCAAGTGACGAAACCGTAGCTACAGTTGCCAAGAAGAGTGATGGTGCATTTACTGTTACCGGTGTTAAAGCTGGTTCAGCAACTATCACGTTCACCAGTGGCAAGCTAACCACAACATTAGCGGTAACAATCACTGACGCCGCCTAGGAGGTGGTCAAATGGCTGAAACAGAAGATTTGAAGAATCTTAAAAAGCTACTGATGCTGAAGAAAGACGATGTTAGCAAAGATGAATTACTACAGTTAATCCTTGATAATACGTCGGCATCATTAAAAATTAAGCTCCATAGAAAAGCGAGTGAGGCTGTCCCCGATGAACTCAACTACATCTTGTTAGAAGTAGCTGTACGGCGCTTTAATCGCCTTAAAAATGAAGGAATGGCTAACTATTCCCAAGAAGGTGAATCAATCACATTTAACAGTGATGATTTCGACGATTTCAAAGATGACATCGTCGATTGGTTAGCTGATCAAGAGGACAAGCCTACATCGTTAGGTAAGGTTAGCTTCATTTCAGGCTATCAAGGGAAGTGATGAGATGCGATTCACGGACAGAGTTCAATTCTACAAATCAAACGACCATTACGATTCAAGCAATCCCAGCGGAGAGCCAGTTAAGATTGGTGAAGCAATTGCTAACGTCACACATCTAGGCGTTGACCGTTCGCAACAATTATTTGGCGATATTGACGTAGAAAGGTTAGTTGTGCGCCTGATAGAGCCGTTTAACAGCACCTGGGACTTGTTGACTGTCAACGACGGAGAAACGTACTACAAGCTCCAGACAGGTGTATATCCGCTTAAGATAATGGGCTATATCGTGGGGGAGACGCAGAATGAGTAACTATAACTTTTCAATTAAAGGTCAAGACCTTTTAATTAGAAAATTGAAGCAAAAAGCTCAAAAAGGTGCAGTTAAAGCTATTGTTAAATCCCATACTGCGAACATGGAGAGCAAAGCACAAGAATTAGCTCCTGTTGATACTGGTAACTTAAAACGTGGTATTAGTTCACAATTACTAAAAGGCGGAATGGCAGGAGCCATTATTTCTTCTGCGGAATACTCGGGGTACCAAGAATTTGGTACTCGTTTTATGGCTGCTCAACCATACATGGGTCCGGCTTGGAGAAAAGAACGCCCACTATTTCTTGCTGAATTGTGGGATTTAGTAAGGTAGGTGAAAGTAATCAGAAAATCACCAGCACAAGATGTCTACGACCGCTATTTCATGCTATCTCAAAAACTGGGCTACGACACATACGACTACTTACCTCCAGATAAGGTCAAGTATCCGTTCGTTGTCATAAGTGGAATCGAAGATAACAAAGGAAATACAAAAACAGAATTAACTGGTTCAATCGTGCTAACTATTGATTGCTGGGGCACACCGAAACAGCGTTTAACCATAAATGAAATGGTTGAGCGCTTTTTTTATGCCTCCGTTGGTCACATCAACACAGAAAACTACTCGTATTACGGGCAAGCTCAACAGCAATCAACGCGCATGCTGATTGACACCAGTGTACCTAATTCAACTTTATTGCATGAAATTGTAACGGTTGAACTACAGATTCAATAAAGGAAAGGAAGGAAGAATAAATGCCAGAAACAAAGAACGATAGCGTGCTTAAGTTCTCCGGTGACGATGTTGTCGGTTACGTTCGTAAGCTATCCAATGCCAAAACGGAATCAGCACAGTTAATCCCTGGGCAAACCTCATTTGAGATTGATTTTAAACGGGATGCCGACACAGAAGACACGAAAGATGGAGGATTCCAAACTAGTTCTTCGTTGGAAACAGACGTGGAAATCGACTTCATTAACAATACCTCAAAGATTGCTGACCAACTCATTGATTCAATTATGAATAACGAGGTTATGGAGATTTGGGGTGTTAATCGGAAGCGTAAAAACAAAAATGGTAAGTACTATGCGTGGTACATGCGCGGAGTAGTTTCCGAAGACGACAACTCTAACGATGCGGGCGACAAGTCTGAACGTGACGTATCGTTTGCAATCCAAGGAGTCCCACAACGGGGCTGGTTAACGTTGTCTGCTGACCAACAAGCTGAATTGGATTACATCTTCCGCGGTCTGGATCAGGTCACAGACGGCGAAGATGGCACTGAAAGCAACGGCGGAACTCCATGGGAAGATGCAGACGCTGGGACAAACGTACCTGACGCAACACCATCGTCAAAATAGAAGCCCCAGTGGGGGTTTCTAGTACACCCACTAAAAATGGGGCTCTTGTACAAGCACATTAAAAGGAAGGACATATTATGGCAGATAGAACTAATCAACATTTGGTTATCTATGACAAGTCTGGTACTAAGAAATTTGAAGGGAAGGTTGGAGAAACAACGGTCGCAATCACAGGACTAGAAGCCGGTACAGCTGTTGCAGAAGGCGATTATCAGATTGCTTGGAGTGACGGTACTAACGAATCAAACAAAGTGGACGTTCCAGGATTTACAGTTTTGCCATCAGTTCCAGGCGAACCTACCGAGGTCACAGTTGACCCAACCAGTGACGGAGCGAATGTTTCTGCACAGTAGGTGATTAAATGAGTACAGATCGTGCACATCAACATTTGGTTATTTTTGACAAAACAGGAGTTAAAAAATTCGAAGGAGATATTGGTAAAAAGACAGTGGCAATTACTGGTATTGAACCAGGAACATCAGTAGCCAATGGCGAATACCAAGTTGCATGGAGCGATGGCACAATCCTATCTAAAAAGGTAGATGTGCCCGGCTTTACTGTAAAGGTGCCGGTCACAGGAATAACGTTAACTAAAAGTGAACTATCAATGACTGTTGGTGACCAAACCTATATTGGAGCAGTAATTTCACCGCCTAATGCAACCAATCAAAAAATTACCTGTTCATCTACAGACGAAGCGGTGGCAACGTTTGATTACACAGGATTAGTTGTGGCAAAAGGCGTTGGTAAGACAACGATTAAAGCTACAACCGTTGATGGTGGTTATTCCGCAGAATGTGCGGTTACGGTTACCGAAAAATAAAACTCAGTCGCCGACGAAATGAACAATACCTACGGGGGCGGCAATTAAAGGAGAAACAAAACATGGAAATTACAATCGGAAAGCAAAAACAAGAATTGAATTTTGGAGTTCGCTTTGTAAACGAACTTGATAACGTAATTGGCGTTAAACGCGATGGAATTTCGTTGGGCTTTGGATTGACAAAGAGTATTCCAGCTTTACAAGCCTACGATACAGCAGTACTGGCTCAAGTCCTATACTGTGCGACCTTCCCTAATTCACCACGGGCAAGCCTCGAATCAATCTATGATTTTATTGATAATCCAGACACTGATATTGAAGGCTTGTTCAAAGAAGTAAACAAAGAACTTAAAAAGGCTAACGCAGTTAAGTTGGCATTAAAAAACATGAAAGCCTAGATGGCAAACGAAAAAGATCAAGCGATGAAGAATATCGCGAAATCATTTTATTTTCGTTAGCTTATCTAGGCTTTACTTCTATCCAAGAAATTGAACGTATGACGATTAGCGAGTATTACCTGCGCTTAGAAGCCTACCAGCTTCGCAAAGTAGAAGAGCGCACCAACTTAGCACTACAAGCCTTTTTTAACCAAATGGTGCAAACACCTAAGAGCAAAAGCAATCCGCATCCGAAGTACGACCAACTCGATAAGTTATACGACGCTGAAGCTGAAATCAGTGAGATTAGACATCAATTCGAAGGGTTACCTTCTAAACGAATTGAAAAGCAAGAACGTAGCCGCATGATTGCGGAGCGCTATGCCGCTTACCAAAAGATTAAGGAAAGGAGGAAGCAAAATGGCGGAAAGTTATAACGTAACAGCGATATTAAGCGCCATTGATAAAAATTTCAGTGCAACCATGGCAAAGGCTGCTGATCAGACTGTTTCCTTCTCGTCCAAGGTTGGAGCCGTTACTAGCGGGGTTGGTAAGTCAATGGCTGTTATTGGAGGGGCGACCACTGCACTAGGTGTTAGTTCTGTTAAGTCTTTCGGTGACTTCCAAGCTTCGTTAAATAAGGCAGCTGTAACTGCTGGTGGAACGTCAAAAGACATTTCAGGACTAGCAGACGTTGCTAATAAGATGGGTGCTGACCTGCCTCTATCAGCGCAAGATTCGGCAGATGCGATGATTGAAATGGCACAAGCCGGTGCGGACGTTGGACAGATTAAGGAACAGTTTCCTGCAATAGCCGAAGCGTCAACTGCGGCTGGTTCTGATTTAATCCAGACGGCAGGAGTTGTGCAGAATGCGATGAACATTTGGGGTGATAGCCTCGAATCGCCAAAACAAGCTGCGGCAGCATTAACATTAACCGCTAATGCAAGTAATGCCTCAATTGAGGACATGCAACAAGCGCTAGCAACAATTGGTGGCACCGCGAAAGCGTCCAACATGAGTTTGCAAACCACATCTACAGCCATTGGGCTATTAACTAACCGTGGTTATAGTGCGGCTCAAGCTTCTGATGATTTGAATCATGCTATTTTGCAAATGCAAGCTCCTAGCAAAGTAGCGCAAAATGCTATGCAGAATTTAGGGATTAGCTTCACTGACGCCCAAGGAAACATGAAGCCATTCCCTACAATCCTTCAAGAAATTAGCAAGTCAATGGACGGGATGACATCGTCTGAAAAGCAAAAAAATCTTAAAGCACTGTTTGGTACTGCCGGAATGCAAGCAATTGGACCGTTACTTGATTCAATTAATGATAAATCAGGCTCTGTTACCAAGTCGTGGGACGGCATGTTTCAAGAAATTCAAAACGGATCTTACAGTGCCTCGGCGGCATCAAAAACTTTAAGTACGCAAGCATCAGAAATGCAGAAAAATGTTGGCTCTAAAATTGAGCAAATAGGCGGTAACTGGGAAGCTTTACGAAACAAGGCTATGGATAGCAAAAACGGCGTTGTCGGTGCCATGATTGACATGATCAATAATACTATTACGTGGGCGACAACTTCTAATTCATGGATTGCGAAAGTTATTCGTGGTTTTGTTGGACTATCTCCAGTTTTAGGACCTGCATTAGTTATTTTCGGAGGCTTGTTAATTGCTACAGTAAAAGTGGCATCGGCAGTTGGAAAGCTTGCTAAGGGCTTCTACTCGATAGGTAAGGCAGTAGTTGGCTTAGTCGCTAAGCTATTTGGCGTAGCAACCGGAAACACTGCTGTAGGTGCTACTTCCGAAGGTGCTGCTGTTGGTGAAAAAGCAGTTGGAAAGAATGCTGAAAAAAGTGCTGGACAGATGATCGCAATGGGATTCGCAGCACTTGAGATTGCGGCAGGATTCGCGTTGGTGATTGCTAGCCTGGCTGTGTTGGTACTTGCGATTGCGCAATTGGCTAAGCAAGGCATGGACGGCGTGGTTGCCTTAGTAGCGTTTGGCGCAACAGTCGCCGTGTTGGCTGGTGTTTTCGCTCTGCTCGGACCAGTGTTGACAGCTAACGCTGTGGGATTAATCGCGTTCGGTGCTGCGGTAGTAGCTGCAGGTGCCGGTGTTGCACTTTTTGGAGCCGGTATCCTTGCGATGGGAGCCGGGTTAGTCCTAGCTGGCAAAGGTGTCACGGCGCTAGTTAATGCTTTTATCTTGCTTGGTAACAACATTGGACTAGTAATCCCAATGATGGGAGCTATCGGTGCTGGCATGAGTGCATTGTTAAGCGGGATCCTTAATGCGGTAATTACTAATGTACCATTAATTGGACAAGCATTTATCACATTAGGAGAAACGATTCTTAATGTGATCGTGACTCTTACACCTCAAATTATTCAAACTTTCATGACGTTACTAATGGCGTTAATTAATGCAATTGTGACATACGCGCCGCAAATAACAGAGGCGTTTGCACAATTGATAATCGGAATCTTGAACACGATTACCACATACCTACCACAACTAATTACTGCAGGTTCCAATTTGATCGTTGCGTTTTTAAATGGAATTGCGCAAAATCTCCCTAACATAATAACGGCAGCAGTTAATGTAATTGTTGCTTTTATTAACGGAATTGCAAATAACTTAGGCAGAATTATAGATGCAGGTATTAATTTGCTAGCCAAGTTCGTTTTGGGAATAGCTAATGCGATGCCTAGGCTTGCTAGTGTTGCTGTTCAAGCTGTTGAAAAATTCGTATATGGCGTTGGTAATGCTCTAGGACAAGTACTCGCATCAGGAACCAAGCTCATTGGGATTTTCGTTAAAGGTATTTTGGATGGACTGACCGGGTCTAGAAATTCTGGTACTAAAAATGCCAACGCTGTTAAAGACGGAATTAGTGGCATTTCATTATTTGGTGCCGGTCAATCTATTATTAATGGTTTTCTGAATGGTATGAAATCCGCTTATGGTGCTGTACAGAGTTTCGTAAGTGGTATTGCCAGCTGGATTAAACAGCATAAAGGGCCAATTAGTTACGATAGACGGTTATTAATCCCTGCTGGTAAATCTATCATGCTTGGATTCAATGAAGGATTGATGAAGCAGTTCAGCAATGTACAGAGCAACGTTACTGCAATGGCAGGACAGGTAGCTGATAGCATGCAGTTTACGATGCCTTCGATTGATGCTTCAAACATGAACAATAGTCTCCGTAGAGTTCAGTCACTATCATCGAACACCTTTGGCGCCAACTTTAGTGGCACGGTTGCCTTACAGGATTCGACTGTAGGACAACAAAACAACTTGCTTTTGAGAAAAATAGCTAACAAGCAACAAGCTATCTATCTTGACGGTGATGCCCTAGTTGGTAGGACGTATACACGCACAGATTCGGCACTCGGTAATCATGCTGATCTTAATGAAAGGTGGGGACGCTAGATGCAATATCGGTTCAGAGATTTACAACCAACATTGAGAGATGTGTTTGACGACAACCCAGAAGAGGGCTTTGCATTCGGTGACTTCGATAGCCGAAAAGCAGGGCTTTTTTTAGTTGAGCGTACTGCTCCTACGCCAGAAGAAAAAGAGATTACTGAGAGCGTGCCTTACATGCAAGGCGTCTACGATTTTTCAATGTATCAAAACGAGCGCTTTTTCGAAAATCGAGAAATCACGTACAAGTTAGTTATCCCAATTGGTGTCTATCACGATCGAAAAGGCGTTGAACAAGATATCAAGCGCCAGCTAATGCCATTAGGTCGGCAAGCGTTGATTGACACGCACGAGGAAGTCTATTACTGGATTGGTAAGTGTAAAAGCGTTGAAGCTGACGATGATTCAGAGAAAGGGTTGTTGAACGTCACGGTAGTATTTGATTGCTACCCGTTTGCCTTTACCAATAATCTCGAAGGTGCAGACGTTTGGGATGACGTATATTTCGATCACTGGATTTGGCAACCCGTCAAATTTAATGTTAACGGAAAGCAAGATATCCAGTTAGAAAATATAGGATCACATAAGGTGATGAGTAACTTTGAAGTGACTGGCAAAGTGACTATTAAAGGTGCGTTTGGCACGAAAACCTTAGATGATAAGACGGATGAAAAATCGTCAATCCCGATTCAGGTTGGTACTAACAAGATAACACTTGACGGCAATGGTACGATATGGTTCAAATTCAGAAGGGAGGAACTGCTGTAATGTATAGAATTATTGCTTACAATGAGCCGACTGATACAGCAGGCTTTGTTATCCACGATCCCGCTGTTAATGAATCGGTTAGTGAAGGCAAGCTAAATCTTAAGCAGTCCGATGTTAACGATCTATCGCTAACCATCAATCAAGACAACCCTCTCTTCGGTAATGTGAGACCAATGCACACACATGTTGAGGTCTATGACGACGGTAAGCTTATCTTTCGGGGGCGAGCGTTAAAACCTACGCGAGAGATGAAAGATTCCGGACAATTTCTGCAGACCTATGTGTTTGAAGACATTTCAAGCTACCTAATCGACAGCGTCCAGCGATTTTTAGAAGTTAGAAACGCAACGCCTAAGCAATTTCTGGAGAAGGTTATTGAGGAGCACAACACTCAAGTACCGGCTTATAAGCAGTTCAATCTAAGAACTGTAACGGTTGATAATAGCAAGGATAACGCACTCCGAACAATTGACTATGCCACAACCCAAGAAACCATTAAGAAGCTACTAACGGATTCCGTTGGCGGCTTTTTGATTACTGAATATAAGGACGGTAAGAACTACCTGGACTATCTCAAGGCTCCAGGGAAGGACCATAACAACGACACACCAATTCGCATTACCGAAAACATGCAATCGGCAAGTGTTACGATTGACCCGTCTAAGGTAATTACTAGATTGATTCCGCTAGGTGCACAGATTGAGACCCAGAACCCGGATAAAAAGAATGATGATAGTTCGGACGATGGGACTAAGTTAAGCGGTCCAATGCATGCTGTTAATGGTGACTGGGAGCCAGCGATTAAGTTTGCGGCACAATGTATGAACACTAAGGTGACCAACGCCCAAGTTGCTACTATCAAAAATGTTATTCAACATGAGTCCGGTGGTAGCGAGACAGTGGTTAATAACTGGGATTCTAACGCTGCAGCTGGGCACCCAAGCAAGGGACTACTGCAATTCATTGACACGACTTTTAAGGCGTACGCTATCGAAGGCTATACCGATATTCTCAAAGGCTTCCACCAACTGTTGGCGATGTTCAATGATTCCAATTGGGCTAGTGATGTCCATACTGGTGGATGGGGGCCCACCGGTAAGCGTCGTTATGATAAATTACCAGTTGAAATAGTTGCTAGCGGAGGTGGTAATTGGGGGTCTCCGTTCCCTTCTGTCGGACACGTAGCATTCGAAAGCGGACAACTTTTCGGCGTTCACCCTGGAGGAGAATTCCGACAAAATGGCTTCCATGACGGCTTAGACTTTGGGACGGCTAAGTATCCCGGCACCGACGTTCACGCCGTCCATGGCGGTAGAGTAACGCATAAGGGCTACATGGGTGGATTGGCATACTACTTCGTCACCCATTCCGATGATGGCTACAATGTGGTCTATCAGGAAGCATTCGGCAGTAGTAGCAACATCAAGGTTAAGATTGGAGATTACGTTAAGACTGGCCAAGTAGTCGGCAGACGGACAACCAATCACCTTCATGTTGGTGTGACAAAAAAGGACTTCAACTACGCAGTTGCACACTCGTTTACTAATAATGGTACATGGATTGACCCGGAGCCGTTAATTTTTGGATCAAAAAAGAGAATAATGTTGAGGGCTAAGCAGGTAGTTGCTGATTCGCCGTTAGCTAAGCAGGTAGTTGCTGATTCGCCGTTAGCTAAGCAAGCACTTGACATTGAAGCTGGGGTAAAGCTGTTCGAAGCGGCAAAGTCTTCACATTTAAAGTATGAGACCAACTACCTCCGCGCTGACATCTTGTCTAATCAAGCGCACGGCGATTGTTCATCGTTTGTGAGTTACTTTCTAGAGTTGGCAGTACACGAAACTGATCGAACGCTCTACACAACCGACACGTTGCACGGATTTTTGAAAAAACATGGCTATGCACTGCATTACGAGGGTAACACTAAGACGCTCCCGGCATTGCAGACTGGCGATGTTTTTATTTTGGGCAAAAAAGGAGCTCAACCAAGCCATACCGCAGTTATGAAAGATGCTGACACGTTATTAGAGTGCGCACAAGGCTGGAGTAACGGTTATGACCAAGGCGGCGCTGACATGTTCGAGCACGGTAAATCCGGTGATGAAAATTTAGCCGCTTGGTGGAAGCGAAATTCACAGGGGTGGAACGGTGAATGGTACTGGTATCTCTATCGTTTCGGTGGGAATATTCCAGAGCAAGAATCGGGCGACCAAAAGGGTGGCACGATTAAATCCGGTGTCCGTTACACCATCGCACCAGTCAACGACGGTAAGGATTACCTTGAGATTCCCGATTTCCAAAAAGAGTTTGGGATCATTAATGGTGCTGTCACATGGGACGATGTAAAGGATCCGAACGAGCTATTGAGTAAGGCTAAGGCTTGGATTAGGAACCAAAAAGCGTCGACGAATTCGTGGAACATCTCGGCACTAGAGTTGCCGGACTACGACCACTTTAAGGTTTACGACCGCTACTTATTTGTTAATCCGTACGTAGCTGACACGCAGTTGCTGACGGTTGTTAGCAAGGAGATAGACATTACCAATCCGTTCAAGTCCACGCTAACAATTGGTGATAAGACGCCAAAGTTGACCGATTACCAAAATGAAAATCGGAATATTTCCAAAGTGGTTTCCAAACTAGCAAGTACAGTCACGACTATCTCTGGCGATGTTTCGGCTATGCGTGGCGGTGCTGGGAACTCAAGCAGTCAACTACAGACAATCTATGACCAGTTAGGCAATACCAACGTGCCGCAGTTGCAGAAGGATGTTGAAGGTATCCAGGATTTCAGCAAAAAGGCCGATGAACGGCTGACTACCGCTGAAACGGACATTAAGAAGGTTAAAGACGATGACCAAGTCACTCAAGAGACGCTAGCCGAGTACAAGAAAACAATTGATGATTTAAATGAAAGATTAAAGAAATTGGAAGGAGCTGGTAGTTGATGACACAGGTGTTTAAGGATTATACCGAAATCAAAAAAGACCCAGCAAAGGTAGCCGAGATTGCCGACACAATCCGGCATGCGAAATTAGGAAGCGAGGTGCGAGAAGCAATGGCGCAAGGATTTGAAACGATTGACGATTCAGAAGTTGTCAAACACCTTATCAGTGATGTTGACGATTTGAAAGATGAAATCATCGGTTATCGTGCCGATGTTAAGAAGCTAACAGAAACGGTTGAAAAATCAATTACCGACAACAAAACGAACATTGAAAATGTTGGTAAAGAAAACCGAGAAGTACTCAAAAAGTTTGATGAGGATTGGCAGGCTAAAATTAACCGAATTATTTTAGGAACCGACGAGCCAACTCTCGACCGCATTATTGATGAGAAATTAAATGAAAGGGGTGTGTAGCCTATGAGCATGTATCTTAAGTTTCGTATTGGAAAAGACAAACGAAAGTTAGTACCAATTAACGGATTTGAATTAAATGACGCTGATTCTAACAATCCACAATGGATTCAGGGACGCCAGAACGAAGACGGGGGACGACAGGTTTTCGTTGACCTGGAAGATGAAGACGGGTCTCCGGTTAACTTAACCGGTGCGAACGCTATTTTTAAAGGTGTACTTCCGGGCGGAGAGTATAAGGTTTGGGACCACAAGCATAGTACGATCATTGATGCTCAAGCCGGACGATTCCGGTATACATTTCCAAAACGAGCAATGGCGATTGCCGGTTCATACAAACAGGCATTTTTCGAGATCTATCGTGAAGGTAGCAAGTTAGCAACGCTGGAATTTAATTTCGAAGTCTTAGCTGACCTTGTCGAAGAGAATATTATTCCAAGTGACTACATCACACCGTTTGAAGATTTGTATGGCAAACTCAAAGAATACCTTGTTAAATTTAACGGTGATTTCGAAGCTGCTATGGCGCAATGGAAGAAAGATGTAGCCGACTTAATCACCGAGCTTAATGCTGATGTTAGCGGGATTAACCTGACGATTACCGAGATTAAGACCCAACTTTCAGCGCTTGAGGACAAAATTAAAGAAGACGGGCTGCTAACAAAGGATGATTTAGATACTGTTCTGGCTGATTTTGAAATTAAAATTCAAAGCACACTTGATGAGATAACTAATTTTAATAATGCTGTGAAAAATCTAAATATCACTGATGTAGACGGTGGGATCCCTGATTACATGCTAGACACATTAAGTGAAGCGCAATCCAAAATTGATAAATCTAAATTTAATTTAATTTTTGCTACTGATTACCACTACGATATTGGTACTACTTATAACCCGACCAGTGTTACAGTTTCTGATGCTAAAATCCGAGAAGTATGGGAAGCGGGTTTACGCAAAGTACTGAATGCAACATCACTCAGCAATGCTGATACAGTCGTGTTTAACGGTGACAATATTGACCAGCCATCCGTTAAAGATGTGATTTTAGAAAAGAAAATGATGGTTAAAGAACTACAAGATTTTTTACGAGTTGCATCTAGTTCTGCAGAGATGCCTGCTTTTATTCTTAAAGGTAATCATGACGGAAATTATAATCAAAATGCCACTAAAATGGTTCTGAATAACGTTATTACCGACGCTGAATTTTCGTCGATATATAACAAAATAGTTCCAGATTACGGAGAAAAACGCCCAGCTAACGCTAATTATTTCTACAGAGATTTTGTGGATAAAAAGGTTAGATTAATTGGGTTAGACACTTATGATTTGCCTGAAACAACTAATGATGATGGGTCAATGAAATATAATCGATTTAAGGTGAGTGGACTACAACAACCACAGTTAAACTGGTTAGCAAATACTGCCTTGCAAGTACCACAAGGAACAACGGTAATCATTGCAACACACCATCCAGTTAACAATACATTTACTAGCAAAGAGCCAAATATGGTTATTAATCACGATATTTTACTTCAGATCCTCAACGATTTTGTGGAAGGTAAAAGTAATGCCATTTCTGGTTCTAATAGTGATGTACCAGTTTCTATTAATTACACTTTTCAAAATAATGGTGTCTTGGCTGCAGTATTATCAGGTCATTTCCATGTTGATGGGAACATTGTTAAGAACGGGATTAATTTCATTCAAACTCGCTGCTCATTAGGGGCTGGAGATAAGATGATTGGCGAACAACGGTTAACTGAATATATTGGTACACCGCTTGAAGATGCTTTTGACATTGTAACTATAGATACAAAGGCTAAAACCGTAGATTTAAAACGAGTAGGAGCTGGCTCAGAAGATGAGCGCTATGCGACCCGCCATTTTAATTACTAGGAGAGATGATGATGGAAGGAAAAGAAGAAATAGAAAAAGTTGGACGTGTTTTAGACAAACATGTTGAATCTGGGGGCAAAAGCCATCTCCCCGCGACAAGAGAGACAGCTGGATTTGCAACTCCAGAACAGATTCGAGACCTAGAAATGTCGACCGGAGAACGTCCAAATAAACCACATGGTACAGATGTTTTAACGATTGCACCAGGTAAGTATGAAATTGCAAACGCGCTCAATAATCCTATTGATACTGACGATGCAACTTTTATTGAATACGACATTAGCGAAGATACCACAAATGGAGGTCGTCGCCAATTGTGGGGTATCGCTAATGTTACTGGTGACATTTGGTTTAGAACCGTGCATACCGGAGGAGACCCGTCTACCGGAACAGGCGGTTGGAATCAACTAGGATTTTTGACACCAATATGGAAGGGGAGTACTGATAGTGGGACATTAAAGTTCAACCGGGAGTTGCCGTACCACAAAAAAGGGATTGAAGTTTTTTACACAACAATTAGTAATCAACATGGATCTAAACGGATTATGCACACTAGTAGCGGTGCTATTGATGTTCCTAATAATCCAAACACAAGTACAGATATGACTTTTCAAAACTATGAGTTGTCATTTGATTACGATAAGGATGGATTAACAATTACTAGCAATAATATGCGAATTATTAATGCTAGCGGTGTCCACATTGTTGACACAAAAGGAATCAGTATTACTGATGTATATGCGTTTTAGGAGGCGATTAAATGTTATTAGTTTTAAATGATGAAAATTACATTGTTAAATATAGCTTGTTTGGCGGATTAGCTGATGATAATGTGGTTGAATTTGACGATGAAAAGCTTCCTGAAGACTTTGACGTTAAGTTTCAGCCCCTTTTTTATAAGCTAGAAAATGATGAAATCGTTGAAAATCCGGACTATGTAGTGCCAGACATTACCGTGCCTAATGATCCTACCAATTCGGATAAAGCGGTGGCTGCGTTAACCTTGCAGATGGCTAAACAGTCGGAAAAGCAAGATGAATTTAATGCACAGTTACTACTCAAGCTTGCTCAATTAGGAGGTGGAGCTAATGTTTAGTTTTGTTCAGGACTATTATGAGAAGGGTCTGTACACCGATGATGATTTATTAATACTGAAAAATGGCGGGGTAATTACCGAAGACGAATATAAAACTTTAATTGACGCTGAAGCATAGGCGTTTTTATTTTGCACAGAGAAAGAGGGGGTAATGTGCAAGACGTTTATTACAGTGCGCTGCGTGTGGCGCAAAACTACATTAGTAAAATGGGACAATCACACGCAATCTATGGTGGAGTAATTGGAGGGGTGTTAGCAGTCCCGGCTTGGATTGAAAGTGACACGCCAACTATTGAGCATGCTGTCATGATGGCTATTCTAGTGTTGACGCTGTTTATTGATTGGCTAACCGGTACAGCATTAGCCAGACGATCGCCAGTTGCTGAGCGAACAAGTCACGTTGGTAATTACTCGATTATTCGAGACTTTATCATCGTGGCAATTTGTGTCATGGCAATCGGATTGGATTATGTTTGTAAAACACGTTCCATTATCTTTGCTGTCTTTACAGCGGCGTTTATTTGGCAGAACTTTTATTCTGTTTTAGGCAACGTCATCACACTTGGCTGGGATAAACATTTTCCGTTCTGGCTATTCAATCTGATTAAAAGATGGGTTAATGACGAAGTAATAAGTAAGCAACACAAATATTTTCCGAAGGGAGATAACAAATGAAGCTAAAAAATAAATTAATTGCTGGATTGGTCGCTGGGGCAGCGGCCTTTTTTGTTGGACTGAATCAACAGGTGAGCGCGGCAACGATTAACAACGATTATGCTTTAAGCGCTAGTGAAGGCTCATCATTACGTACCAGCAATAACGTAATTATTGCGCACGCCACTGGTACCTACGCACCGGCAATCAACAACGCGATTTTCGAAAAACGCACCTGGTATAGCAACGGCGCGTACGTTCAATACATTGTTGGCGACGGTGGTAAGATTTACCGTGTCGGCGCCGAAGGTTATCAAGCATGGGGGGCCGGTAGCTGGGCTAATGCAAATGCTCCCGTACAAATTGAATTGGCACAGACGTATGATCAAGCAGAGTTCCGTAAGGACTACGTGACGTACGTTAACTTACTACGTTCCAGCGCTATCAAATACGGAATTCCGACTACTGTAGATGATTCTTCATGGCGTGGCGTTAAGTCACATCTCTGGGTTACTAATAACGTTTGGGGAGATCACACCGACCCTTACGGCTATCTAGCGAGCCACGGAATTAGTAAGTCTCAATTTGCCCACGATGTAAAATACGGAATTGATACGAAGGATTCTGATACTGATAATACAATTAAACCAAGTAAACCTACCAAGCCGACTGATAAAAAGCAGGTAGATGTAACCTACGCGCTTCATCAAAGAGGAGGCAGTTGGTACCCGGATGTTAAAAACTTCGGATCAGGTAGCAACGGCTATGCTGGGGCACCTTATCAAGCAAACGATTTGCTGTACATCAAAGTAAACCGCGGTTCAATTAAGTACCGTGTCCATACGATTGAGGATGGCTGGCTTCCGTGGGTAACTAAAGCAAACAAGAACGACACAGTCAACGGTGTTGCTGGTATTAAGGGCCACACAATTGACGGTGTGCAGATGTACTACACAACTCCTAATGGAGAGACATACCAGCAAGCTTACTACCGGTCGCAATCAACGCAACGTGCTGGTTATCTCGGTACATGTGCCGATAATGGTTCCGTGGCTGGGTTTGATAGCTGGGCTGGAATGTATGGCGAACCACTGGATCGGTTACAAATTAGTATTAACGATCATAGCACCTATTAAATAGGAGGAAACGGAATGAACGAAAAAGAATTCGCAAATTTATGTAAAGAAAAAGTTGCTAATTATCTAAAGGAAGAGAAGGGCCTGAAAGTAACAGCTGATGATATTTATATAGTTTGGCTTGCTAGAATATTACAGAATAGCAAAGCGTTGCTAAGTTCTACCTTTGATGACGGCATGTATTTTGAAGCAACTTACAATGGCGATAAGAATCAGCTCTATCTAGACGCCTATAAGAAAGAAAAGAATATCGGTTTTGATATCTAA